AGAGTGTAAAAAATATATTATAAAACATATTTCCCCACATTGTCAAGTTGTCAATACTTGACATTTCCAAAAAATATTTTATACCACCCCTGTTACTTGACACACCAAAAATAAATTATGTTATAATAGTTGACAATCCTTCAAAATCATTTCATACGACCCCTGTTAGAACAAAAACCGAACAAAATTTGACAAATAAGATTTTTATGTCATAATAAAAATATTATAACATATTCCTATCTGTTAAAAATTCCGTTTGTCAAGTCGATTTTTTTCACGCCGTTTCCACCCCTGTTAAACTGGTCATTTTGGGCAAAATAAAAATCACCAAAAACACCGTTTTTCACGCATAAGCACTATCCATCCACCCCTGTTAAAATACCAAAACATAAATCCCAAAAAAGTCAAACGGGACTTGACAAAATCAATCAATAAAAATAGACCCAACTTTTTGTCAGGTCTATTTATATTTTTGCTATTACGCAATATCTACAGTGACAAACAATTCAATATTATCAGCATTGAAGTTTGGCATCAGGTCTAGAACAATCGTATCAGCAGAAATAGATTCAACATTGATACCAAGTGTTCTTGCACCTGTGTTGTTTCCGAAGAAACCCATTGCTTGCACATTTTTAACATTCGAATATGTAGCACCATGTGCAGTAATACTAACCTGTTTTACTGTATTAGCCGTTAAAGCACCACTCTGCAATTTATATACTTTACGGATGGTTGTTTGACCTTGAGAAACAATACCGAAGTAACTCAATTCAGCAACACCAGCAGCAGGAAGATAAAATGCAGTTGGTAATACATTTGTAATTTTCAATCCACCATCTTGTCCTGTACCATTGGTAATATGATAAGTTTTATTCCTACCAACCTTGTTGTAGAAAGTCTTATCAATCGTAATATCATATGATGGATAATAAGCAATGTAATTGCGATTTGGCAACGGAATGAAATGACCCATAGTCTTTTTCGTGAAGTTGATATAATCAGTTTCACTAGGAAGCATCTCGTAAGCATCAAAGGATGGATAACCATAATTCCTGTAATACTTTTCCATAATCAAATGCTTTGCAGTCTCATTGACTCTTGCAACTAGAGCATTGCCCATTCTTGTATCGCAATCGCACCAGTTACAGTTGTCCCAGTTCTCAATATCACTGGAGATATAAACAACATTTCTATGGTTTACGCTATCGCAGAACAAGTAGTAATAACCATCAAAGTAAACAACAGAGTAACCCTCAACCACAACACTATGGTCTAGATTCCAGCGATAGTCAATATCCTGAATCTTGTTAGAGTAAGTTGTTTTCAAAACAGAGGACTTATATTCTTCACAAGTTGCAGCCTCCTCGTTGCGAACAAACAAGTAGTTCTCGTTTTCAATCTTATAGATATAAGCATCAATAAAACTATTCGAGGAACTGATAAGCAAAGTAGAGTTAGAAGCAGAATGAAGTGTAGAATCAACATCTAACAAGTTCACATAGTGTTTATAACCAGTTCCAGCAGTATTAGTAGTCGTACCATCACCAGTAGTCAAGCACAAATACATATCGTCACCATCAAACACCAAACGAGGATTTGCGGTCTGTTTGAATGTAGTCGGAATAGTCATTGCCCACTTATCCCAAGTTACGAAATCTTCAGTACAAGAAACACCGATTCTGTTACCGAACAAGAAGAAGTTTGGATTCAAAGAACCCCAATCATTATAACTTGTATCTACATAATCATAGAGCATATAGAACTTGCCATCAATAAAGTAACAAGCAACATCATAACTCGAAATCCAAGAAGAACCTTCCATAAATGCATCCGTAGGTATATACCCCAACTTATGCCATTCATAACCATTAGTCGAGAATGCAAGATAATGATGGACATTTTCATCCGTACCAACACGAATCATATAATCATCAGCCTTGCGGATAAATTCAGGAATCTTCTCTTTTGCATTGAAGTTTACAAGTTCGGCAATAAGCGTATTGCTATTGGTCAATGTAACAATGTTATATTCATCAACAGTATCTGCTGGAGTAATAGCACGAATCTTATAATAAGAACCCAAGCCATCATTCAAAGTTTCCATGCCAAGAGTTCTACAAATACTTCCTTCAACAACATTGTCAGCATCTTTCAAATCGCCAAGAGTATCATAAGCCAAGACACAAGCCAATTCAAGATACTGTGCAACGATATCAGCCAACTGTCCAGACTCTGCCATTGCATCTAGTTTGTTGTTGATTTCTTCCTGAACATCAAGATTATCGAAATACTCATCAACATATTTCTTGAGGTCATCGACCTTCTTCATGTATTCTTTAAGAATATCAGCGTTGTTATTAACAACATTAATAATATTATCCTGAATCCATTTATACAAAGCACAAAGTGCTTCATAATACGACATTGAATCATCAAATGCCGTTGGGATAGTAGCAGTACACCATAATACAAATGGAGGTACATTTTTTGCCTTTTCGACAGCCATTTCTTTCCTTTCTTTAATAAATTATCATAAAGAGTGATGACAGGTCTTTAATGACATCCCTCTCTATCATTATAATATTTTCACGATATTGTTGCACCATCTTCTGTGCGGTTGCAGATACACCAGAATTACCCTTCGTTTTCCTAGTGTATTCTTGACTCTGTTCACTGTTATTTTGTGAACTGCCAGAAGCAGTGGTTTCATTACCGTTCGTATTAGTAGCATAATCACCAGATAGAATCTGTGATTTATTTATCTTTCCTTGCGGAGTATCCGAAGAAATTGACAAGCCAGTTCCAGAACTCTGGGTAACACCGTTTTCTGAACCAGAATTCATACCAGAATAAGTCTCAACGAAGTCCACATTCACGAGAGGGTCATACTCAATAGCAGCAGAATAAATCAATGGAAGTTTCTGTTCCATAATTTCATCCATTGCCATTTTTGCATAATGCTTGAACAAAGCAACAGTCTCAAGTCCAATCTCGTGCATATAGTAATGTCGCACAATCTTTTTGGCAAGCCGTTCCTTCGAGAAAGTTCCACGCTTGTTGATAATATCAATTTCATCCTGTGTCAAATAATTATGTAAATCATAATCCATGAACCAAGACAAAACTTCTTGTTCACCAAGTGTGTCAACAATTTTGCGAAGTTCAATAGTGTATTTACTCATCTTCTGTCTCCTCTTTTTCTTCAGGTTTTCCGTATTCATCAAAAACAGAAGAATTCTCATTCTTAATGATATTGAGAAGGTCAGAGCGAACTTTGACATCAATTGCTTTATCACCAGTCAAACCAAACTTTTCGTTGAACTGTTCACAAGCCTTCTTGCGTGGTGCAAGATAGGACTGTAAGTTCATGTTGATAAGTTCGTTGTTTGAATTGGTTTCATCAGAAATCAAGCGTTCTTTCTTTTCAGACAAGTTGTTGATACCAAGATACGAAAGCATCTCGTTCCAGATTTCCTTTTTATATTCCATAATCTTATCAACAACATAAGGTGCAGTGGTGTTCAAAGCCTGAATCTTCTTCAAATCCAATTGGTTGTTATCACCAAATATAATTGGTGTATTACCATCTATCTGTGCGTAAGCATTCTTCATAGAAAGTTCCTGTTGTTTATCAATTAAGATAACAAGAGGAGTTTTCTGTGCTTTGATGTTTACATCGCAGGTTCTGTCTGCTTCTGCCAAGCGTTCAGCAAACAGGTTGATGGTTGCAACAGTTGGGGTTCTATCCCAAGTGTTCATCACGAGAATCGCTTCAGAATTCTTATCATCAGAGATTCCCTCAATGAGACCGTTGTACACATTTCTAACATCCTGAAAACTGTATGAATAGCAATTGATAGCACTAGGTAAACCATAGATAGTCAAGTTACCATCACAAGCAGCCTTCGTGTTGATAAACCCATATTCTTCTGTATGCAGGAGTGCAGCAGTACCAGTAAAATAGAGACATTGCTCAATGTATCTTGCATCCATAGAAGGTGGGAGATTTACCCATTCGAAGATGGAGGTTGCAATTTTACGAATACGAACCAAATAATCATTGACCGTTTCTTCGTTCATGATAGCAGCCTTTTCGAAAGGGGTAAGAATCTTGCGTTTCTTTCTGCTCATTTTTTCCTTTCCTTTAATTTTACGAAACTATAGAATTACTCTGGGAATAATCCATAAAGGTATTTGCGTGATGCCAGATAGTAATACCAGCATTAAACAAACCCTTAATTTCTTCCAAATCTTGCTGCGGTATATCAGCGGTAATATTACAACCGTTGGTCTGAACATAATTCCAGTTCTGCCTACCAGTACGATTTGGAATCTTATATTCATTTGTCTGATAACCGTAAGCCGAGAAGTAATCATCGATGCGTTTTGCCATCTCTTTCTTGATGCACATTTGGCGAATGGTTATCATATCTTGACCTGCAGAGAAGTTCAAGTCACCAGTTGCAAAATTTCCTTTTGCTTGGTCTGGTTTCATTTGTGCAACTTCCTGCTGGTGGAGTGCAGAATTAATTTGACCAAATGCATTCAATGCTGCTAGACCACCAGTAACAGCATTCAATGGATTCATTGCAGCACCAGCAATAGAAGAAATAACATTGATGCCAGTTTGGGTTGCAAGATACTTTCCGTTTTCTGCCTGCCAGTTTAGGTAGTAATCAGAACTCCACGAAAGAAGCGGATATTTTGCACCATTTATACCATAATCCCAACCGCCGTAATTCCAGTTTAGTAATGACTCTGGTGTACCTTGTCCTTTTTTATAATTTACTGGTACACATTTGATTTGGCAACCTTGACATAGAGAACCAAAAACCTTGAAGCGTGGTTTTGTATTAGTTGCCGTTGACGGAGAACCGAAGTCACTGAAATCTTCAAAACGGTATTCAAAAGTATCACCGTTGTTGTTCGAAACATAAAGGTAATTATATGGGTATGTATATACCTTGTTGTTTACAGGTGTATATGTATCGAGTGTCGTTGCAGGTGTAAACTCATATTCTTTCATCAATTCTGGTCCAGATGAACCAACAGGAAATATAATCGTAATATTTCCAAGAACATTATATGTGCCTGAAATCCAGTATGAAACAGTTTCAGGGCAAGCAAAAAGTGCAACAACAGCATCTGCTTTATCGTTAGAATCATACCAGCGGAGAGTTTGGTTCATAGCATTTACACCAGACTGGGTATATTCAAAAGCCATAATCCAACAACCAGATGGAATACCATTATAGACTTTTCCTTGTGATTGTGCTGGTGCAGTAATATTTGGAAGTTCTGTTACCTGCATACAGATATAATATGTTGCTTGACCTGCTTGACCTGCAAGTGCATAAGGAATAACATCATACTTATTCTGAATATATTCACCAGTCTCAAGAGTTTCAGGGACAAGGTTTTTACCAACCGTATCATCATTAGTATGTTCACGAGCAACAAAGCAGCGTTTCCAAGATAGGTCAAACTGCCATGTCTGCCAGACATCTGTTTTGATAGTTACATAAGTACAGTTATCGTTAACATATTCCATGCCTGTAATAAAAGCATAGAACCATTTATTCGAGTAATTATCATTCTTGTACATGACATAAGTATATTCAAGCAATGAATCAATGTGACGGTTTACTCGAATAACAGAATCTTTTCTTTGATAAGAAAATTCATCCAAATAAATCTTTGGAAGTCCTTTGAAATAATTTTCTTGTGCGGATTTTGTTGCGAAATCCAACTGATTTTGGTTGTCCAACTCAAGTGGACATTTTAAGAGATATACCTCTGTTTGTGGTGTGACAGCACTCATAATTTTATTATAACATCAAAAAACCCCCTGTCAATAAACAGGGGATTTTAGGATTATTATTTGCTTTCGCCAGATTCAGCAGGTGCTTCAGTAGCGAGAACGACAGCGTTTGCGAACAAACTCGTGTTGTACATTTTTGTGACATTGTACATATACTGCCATGAACGGTTATTACAGTTGTAAAATTCGTCCATTGCTGCATCCTGAACACGAATCTTAAAGAAACTTTTGTCCGCAATGAGACCCATGATAGCAGACCCATCATAGATTTTAGTACCTTCATTGTCGTAGAGGTCGAAATCATCGACAACAATAACACGACCAATAAAGTCTGCTTTGCTCATGTTGAATGCACTTGCGAGAACCTCAACATCGATTTCAGCATCGATATCAGAACGAATCATCACAACGATATCTTCTGGGTTAGACCAAGTTGTGATTGCTTCAGCATCAGCACCACCATATTTCTTCCAAGCATTGTACTTCGTGGAAGGTAACTGGAAGTTGGTGAAAAGTTTGCGGCAAGTCTTAACAAATGCTTTACCTTTTGCTTCAGTGGTTGGTTCATCAACAATTTCGTACTGAACACGACCATCCTTGAAAGCAGATGGAACGAGTTGTTTGGTGAAGCGGTAAGAATCAATAGCAGCACCGTTGTAGAGGGTGTTGATGATACCGTTGATGAAGTTCTCAAGTTCACCCCAAGAAGTGAAAGCGGTACGAATCTTTTCACGAGTAAGGGTTACCTTGTACTGAAGGTCAGTGTTGACAGTAAGATATTCAACAGCAACACGAGCCTCATATTTCTGTAGCAAGCCAGCAAAGTCGTTGACATTGAACTGGGTTGCGGATGCTGGGGAAGCGTAGATATTTTCGCCAGCAAAGCCGAGAGGGAGGTTGTCACCTTCCAACTGGGTAAGAGGGTTGCGGAAGTTCTTCGTGTTGATAGCAACGAAAGCGATACGCTTCAAGAGATGGAAGAACTCGTTGTAAACTGGTTGTAGGTTGGTGTCAAGGATTGGTTGACCAAATTTTGCGATATCTGTGTTCTCATCGATGACTGGGATGTACTGGTGGTACACACTGCCATCCTTAACAGACATTTCACGCATCTTGTTGAGAGCGGTCACGAGACCAGCGGATGGTTGCATAAAAATTGCCTTTCTTATTATTTGATGAAATTACCATTTTTGTCGAAGATATCTCCGAACGAGATTGGTTTCTCGACAGATTCATCCTGTCTCTCGACTGGAACGCTTTTATGCTCAACAGGAATTCGTTTCAAAAGATTTCCATTGGAAATCACGAGTTTCTCGTTGACTGCCGTTAAGCGAGCGATTTCCTTGTCCTTGTCGGCAAGGGATTTCTGCGTATTAGCGTTGATAGTTATAAGTTCACCGATATCATCAGCAATTACGGCAGAGGATTCCTCTCCCAATTTCTCTTGTAATGAATCAGTTATTCTTGTTAGTTCTTCATCTGTCATAATTTTATATTACTCCATATTTCTTTAATTTGTCAATTATTCCACCAATAGTGTTTGGCAATTACAAATGGATAATCGCCTTTCTTTTTAGGATGACTTGGGGATGGTGGGTCTTGTTGCCATTGTTGGTTTCTGAAAATCCCCAAGAAACTAGATAATGAAAACGAATCCCTTGAAACAACACCCCTCTGTCCATGCAGAGATGGTACTTGACCTATTGTCCAGATACGGTTTCCGCCATTGTAATCTTCATCAGCCAAACCGATATGTCCTGTACTAGAACTTCGAGACCTATTCCAGACAATAACATCACCCCTCTTTATATTTTCAACACCATCTACGGCAATAAATGGATTTTGTGCATTTCTTGCTTTTGATACCAACCAACAGTCAGCAGCACCCCCTCTGCCGCCTGTGTATAGAGAAAGACCATATTGATGCCATAATTCAGCACAATAATCCCAACACTGATTACCATACATATTATCAGCATTGTAACCATTACCAATAGTTGCTGCCCTCCATTCATCATATGAACCATGAGGGATTTCAACATATCCGTTATATTGTGCCATTAGTAATCGAAACCGTATTCTTTAAGTTTGTTATAAGTAATTGGACCAGTCATTCCATCTGGGTAAAGACCAGTGCGTTTTTGGAATTCGGCAATACTTTTAGACAAGTAATCGCCATAAATTGGACCAAGTGCCTTTGCGGAAGTATAAGCAGGGAATTCTCTCCTCATGAATCTTGCAAGGTATGCAACCCTTTCATCATTATCGTATTTGCACCAGTAACCTTTTGCTGGAAGGAAAGATTTTGTCTGTCCTTTCTTAACAATTTGGTAACCGTTGCACCATTCACCCCAACCAAGAACAGTACCGATTGAAGATACTTTTCTGCCATCATTATAGAACTGTCCTTTATCGTAAACGGCAATATGACCATATTGAGAAGATGACTGTGCATATACAGGTACAGCACAGTTAGTTGGAATATCATTCATTCCAGAATGGAATGTACCTTTGTTGATATTCCTGTTCATATCTTCTTTTGCCGAACCACTAGGGTCTGGTGAAGGGTAGATATGAAAACCCTTTGCAACATTCTGCAAACACCAGCCTTTCTTTGTCCCCATGTCCTGCGGATAAAATGTTTTTAATTGTTCGTACATTAGAACCTCCTTTATGCTTTAGTATATTCTACCACAAGTACGATTTTATTTAAATTGGTAGCCCAAGCCGTCCCCCAGTCTATTTGGATACCAGATGACCTGTGAAGAACTTGAAATTGTACATACATACCAGAGTTACCGATGCGGGATGGAATAGGTTGCCAAATATCTGTATAATCTTTACGCTGGACAAAACCATATACATTGATAAATGTATCTACAGTAACGCCGATTGGATAATAACTAGAAGAAGCAACATAAGTATCTGTACTGATAACTTTACGATATATTGTCTTTCCATCAACCCATTTTATTCCAGTGTCAACTTCACTTGTTGAATAATCTACAAATCCTTGACCAGTAGCACCTGTATCACCTTTTAGATGTTCAAATGCCAAATCTATATTTGGATTAGTATCAGTACCAGTTTTTGTAACAGTAACAGCAGGTGTACCTGTTGTATTGTCTACACTTGCGGTCATTGTAATATTTGGTGTTGCACCTGTTGTACCTGTAGCACCAGTATCACCTTTAGGAATAGAAAAATCAAAAATTGCAGCGTTTGATGTACCAACATTGGTCACCGTTGCTGCACTGCCAGCAGCACCAGTCGTAACAGTTCCAACTGCGATTGTTGCAGCCGCACCATCCTGTCCATCTGTACCATCTGTACCATCCGTGCCATCATATACAGTAGCAGTTGTAGTGCCGTTCTCATCAGTAATGGAGATAGTAGCACTTCCAGTATTTTGTGTTACGGTTGCAATTGGTGAAAAACCGTCAGTTCCATCAGTTCCATTAGTGACAGTAGCATCAGTAACATTTTCAGCATCTTCAATGTGAATTGTTGCACCTGTAGGAGTTTGAGTTACATAAGCAATAGGGGTAACTCCGTCCTGTCCTGTAGCACCAGTTTCGCCTCGAAGTCCTTGTTCTCCTCTAGGGATTGTAAAATTTAAGATAGCATCAGTATCTGTGCCAACATTTTCAACTATTACATTGCTGCCAGCAGCACCAGTAGTAACAGAACCAATAGTAATAGTCGCCGCCTCTCCGTTCTGTCCATCACTTCCATCCTCTCCTGCAATTCCTTGTTCACCTTCAGGAATGCCAAAATTGAAAACCGCATCGGTTTCTGTACCAACATTCTGTACATAAGCCTGCGAACCAGCAGGAAGGGTTTCAACCAAACCAACATGAATTGTTGAATTAGCACCACCAACAAAATTCTCCTGTACAATAACAGGTTGTTGTTCTCCAACCAATAATGGTGCTGGTTGAGAAATTAGAGCAGAATCATCAGTTGAGACAATAACATTATCCATTGAACACCGATTCCTTTACCATTATACGACCAGAAAGAGGTGTTTTGATAACACTTCCGCTTCGTACACGAATATCATAAACATAAGTCTCGAAGTCAAGAAGGTTGGTTTCTTGCGATGTAATAATTACCTGATATTTTCGGTTATCTAGTTTGGTGATTCCATTACCAAGAGTTTTTAACAGGACAAAATCTTCATCAGTATAATCTTTCTTTATACCCATTTCCATTGAATTAAAATTTACATCTGTTGTGAATGTAATGGTAAAAGAGAGTTGGTCTCCCTTCTTTGGTGTAAAGTTTTTTATCATTTTTTACTTGTCTCCTTCTTTAGAACTTTTAATGCATCTTTCAATTTCTTTGGGATTGGCAAACCTGCTTCTCCAAGATTTTCAATAATAGATAGACCTTCGTTAGCAACAAAATAATATACAACAAGGGTTCTGATAGCACCAGTTTCACCAGCAACTCGGTCAACCAATACTGATAGCATTACGATAATTAGGATTCCAACCTTTTTCAGAATCCCACGAAAACCGATAGTGCTGGAAAGATTTTTACAGATGTATGCTTTGATTAGACCAGAAATATAATCAAGCACAATTGCAATAAGCAGACAAGAGATTGCAACATCTACCCCACCTATAAGATAAACGAAAGTGGTTGCCGTTGCCGAAATAATAGCATTGAACCAGTGTTCCATGATTTTATTATAAGTTCAAAAAACCCCCTTGTCAAACAGAATGGAGATTCTCGATGAAGAAAAGACAAGAGGGAAAACATGAGGTGGATAAACGACATTTACCCAAACATATTTTATCACGAGAGTTTTTGGATTTCAATTTCTTTCAATAGTTTCTCAACCTTCAAACGAAGTTTTTTGGTTTTAGGTGCTTCATCCTGATTTTCAGTCCAAATTGATATCATGAAATGAATAAATTTCAATTCATCCTCTGAAAAGTTTACTCGTTTATAGTAATGTTTCATATTTTGATTTCTCCTTAAATGTATTTCTTATAAATTTACCTGCCTTTCCATCTTTGAATGATTCATCAGATGTTGACAACAAGTCTTTTTGAGTAGGTTGGCATTCACAAGAAAATATCTTTACATCAGGTGTGTTGATATTGTGTTCAAGATATATGTTTCCGTATTTTGACCTTGAACAATGATATGTTTTCTCAAATATTTTAGATAACTTTTTACGGTTGAAAAGCATTGGAATATGCATTTCATAGTTTCTGGTTGGATAGTTGTTTTCTTCAAGCCATTCAAGGGTTCTTCGAAGTTTTCTTGTGTAACCGTTTACTCCATCTGTCACTTCTTCACATCTTTCTATTTGTGCCTGCAAAGAACCATTGTGGAATCCCTTTTCAAGAAGTTCCATATAATGGGAATCAAGTTTTCGAAGGATGAAAAAATCATCGTTGAACAACCAGAATGATTCAGTTATTTCTTTATTTTTACATATCTCCTGAAGCATATTTGATACATTAGAATACTTCGTGAGGGATATTTGTCGTTGCGGTACATGGGCATCTGGTTTTAGATTTTTAGGACAACCTCCATAAAACCAAACCTTATTGTGCGGAAAATTCTTTAATGAACGCAGGGAATAGGTAAGTTCTGGATTCTCATCAGTTTCTTTGACAACATAGACAATATCATACTTCATTTACTTAAATCCTCTGTAACAAACAGATGATAAACCATATCTGCACAAGTACACGCTTCTTCAATAGATTTTGTGAAATTGTACTTATTGGCAAGCAGCATCAAGTGCATCAAAGCATTGTACTCTGTTTTGTTCATTTTTACTCTGATTACATCTTTTGTCATTTTGTATTTCATTTTGATAGTTTCTCCATATCGATGATTTTGTATCTGGTTGATAGTGTGTTTACGATTTCGGTCAAAGACCATTCTTTTTTGATAGTTTCAGGAGGAATCCCCAATTCCTCCGAAAACACCTTGATTGCCATTTTAATATCATTCATCTGGAGAATGTATTTCAACCAATAATCATACTGTTCTTTAGTCCTGATTATTACATCTATCTCCCCTGTTTCTCTATTCTGTACTAGAAGATGGAGAGTAAATTTCTTTGAGTTTCCCATATAACACCTCGACTAGATTATTTCGATATTCTTCATTTGCTTTCAAATCACGAAGTCTTTCACGATAGATATCGTACTGTTTAGATTCTTCTGCTTCGTGAATTTCTTTCAATGTTTCATCTCTGCTTTCAAGGGCATTTGATGTAAGGTAATAGAAATCTTCAACTGCTTCAATTATTTTTGCGTGTTTATTTTCCATTCTTAAAACCCTCCATCATGTCTCTGATTTTCATATACACCCTTCTCTCCGCAATGGCAACTTCACTCGTTGCATTTGGTTTTGCATTCAATGCTGCAATTTGGTTGTTGATATATTTCAGAGTCTTATCGAAAAGATTCTGTTCTGGTGTTGTAACAACAATATTCATATACCTCCTTGTTGTTTTATTTTATATTATTCATCAAATTTGATGACCATAAATGTATTTTGGTTGATTAACTGTTTCTTTCTTCCGAAAGCCTGTACAGTCCACAACTCTTTGCCGCTTTTAAACCCACTGAAATTCTCTTTAATAAATTCAAGTCGAGCAACCGCTTCATCTTCAGTTGGATAAACACCACCAAAATATAAATCATCTTTTTCTAGTGATTTTCCGATTACCATGAAATTCATTTTAATCTCCTTCTGTTGTTTATGCTTTTATTATATCAAACTTTTTGACAAATGACAACAAAATAATGTTGTAATATTTACAACAAAATTGTGGAAAACTCAAAACCCACCAAATATAGGTGGGCATAAAAGAGTGTGTATTTAGATAACGGGCAAATATAGATTATATTTGTAATATTGTACAACGGGAAACACATTATATCTGCACCTTTATTTTATCGTGAAATCAACTGGTTGTAAAATAACACCACCATCGCACTGCTTGTAAGTCAGTTTTCTTCCGTACTGGTCAATGATTTCATCTGGTATATCAGCAGTAGTGAAACCGATTCGGAAGTTATCAAAATTGATAAGAGGTGCTAGTTTCTTTGGTAGACCAGCAATTGTTGCATTGATAGTGCCGCTTTCATCTTGCTCAATGTAGCATTTTTGGCGGAGATATTTTCCTTTGATAAACTTTGATTCTGGTTTCCAGTAACCGAGTTTGTAATCATCAATGTGAATGATATCCTTTAGTTTCTCTACATCTTCATCTGTAAGAATTGCATGGATTGAATCTGTGTCCGAGTAAACATATGCATCATATCCTTTATGCTGCATCGACCAGTCTCTGATTGCTTGTGAGGATTCGATGATAAATTTGCGAGCATACGATGTAATGAAGGTTGCAACTGGGATGTAGACAGGTTTTCTGTCCTCCTCATCAACAAACTGGTATTTGAGTTCATCATCAAAACCTAGAATTGGTATCTTCTTTCCGCCTTTTGGATTCAGCCCAAAACGACCATATAAAGAGTTGAGAAAGAGTTTTGAAATGGTTCTTTGTGCTTTGTTTCCCTCTTTGGTTGCTTTTATCTTTTCAGCCATCCAGTAATCAATATAATCATTGAACAGTCCTGTAGCGGACTTGAACTTCCATCCTCCTTCGTATTCTTCTTCAGTAATATCGTACTGTTCAAAGAATAACTCAAGGTCAGGTTTAGTAAGAGTGAGAGTTACGATTTCGCCATTGCTTGATTCTAGGTATTCGTTCCCCTTGAAAAGAAATGGATTGGATTTTATCTGAATGGAAGGTATCTTGTTTGGTTTCAACTCGAAGCAGCAAGAGATGTTTTGAACATATAGAGGGTATGCTGGGTCATATTCATATTTACCAGCAAACGGTTCAGGTCGACCACATGGCATTTCTTGATACCGCATTTGTGCTGGGTACATCGAATTAACATCAAACACAATACCGCCTCCTGTTTCTTTCTCTCGGTATTTTGGATTCAGATATGTAAAACCGCCTTTGTAAGAATCCCTGATTTCTGCATCAATGTTCATTGGAAGTTCTGGAAAATATTGCCTGAAGCGTGGTGTCAGTGACTTGTAGTGTGCTAGAGCATCAGAAGAAATGGTCATCTTTGTATGACCCTGCTTGAACATAATATCCAGAGCGAGTGCCATGATTGTCACATCGTTCTTAATATATTCAACCTCGTGAGGTGTAAGTTCATGCCCAACAGGTCTGAACTTTTCATAATCTAGTTCAAGTTTCGAGATTGGTAAGTTGAAATTTTTTGCAACATCAGCAACAGAGAAATTGAAAATTTTAAGAGAATCAAGCATCTTTACTCGATGACACTTCTTGCCTTCGACTTTGAAAAATATCTCAATTGAGTACCATTGTCCCATTGAAGATATAAGAGTGGTAAAGGTGTTTGACCTCTTTTCTTTTGGCGAATCGACATATTCGAAGCCATTTTTGTATAGCCATGAGACGAGATAAGAACCATCGAATTTTATGTTGTGCCAGAATAGTTTGTGATTCCCTTCAATTGATTTTATATACTCAAACATTGAATCAATTGAATTTCCGTATTTGAAATTATCTGCATCACCAATTTCTGCCATTGCCCATGCCCAGACACGACAGTCGTTTGGGTCAGTTGTCGTTTCAAAATCAGCAGTAAAAAGCCGATTCATTATTACCTCCTGTTGCGTTTGTTTTATCTTTTTGAGTATTTTTCCACTAGATGTGGTAATGCATCATACAAGTTTTCAAGTGCAATGTTTTTACGCATTACTTCTTTATCTGTAATAGCATAACCTTGAGTATCCATGTATTTGTTGTAATCCATAACAATGTCTTGCACTAGTGGTTCATTGTGGTACAGTTCAAGCAATTGTGCTGGTGTTAATTGTTCGAGTTGGTCGTGGATACTTTGAATCATATCTTCATCTGCATCTACATACGGTACTGATGACCACAACATATCGAAAAAGTTTTCGTAAAACTGTGCATCAGTTTCTGCACGACCTTCGTTGTAACGGCGAATGATAGTTCCCATCCGTTTGATTTGACCAGCAGTTGCAACTGTTGGGACTGTTTTAAGAGTTTTCAGGGTTCTCTTTAATTGCCGAGTTCTTTCAGATGCTATGATGCGTTTATTCATACGGTCAAGTTGTTTCTGCCGTTTTAATTCAGCACCAACCTTTCGGATGGTTGCAGCACGATTACGCATCATTGTTTCGTATTCCCATTCGGTCATACGAGTGTAGTCAGAGCCAACACGATAGATGTTCTTGGTCTTTTCGATGGTAAAGTTTTCTAGTTGCTTTAGTCTCCTGTCCAAATCACTTCGAACAACATACGCATCCTTGAGACCTTTTGTGGAAATTTTGTCTGGGATATTCTTCATTCCTTTTGCTTCAGCACGAGCAACCTTTGCATTAAAATTCTTCACGATGTTTCTGATTTTCTGGTTGTATGCTTTATTATATCGAATACCCATCTTATTCCTTTAAACCCCAGACTTTTACATCTGGGGTTGTATTAAATTTTTTATTCAGCGATTTTGCTCATAACAGTGTCGGTCTTGCCTTCTACGACGAAGATACCAGAAGCACTGGATGATTTACCCTTACCAAACTTGTTGCTATATTCAAATGAACGAATGTTTACATTCACGATAGCACCGTAACCGAGGTTCTTTTCACCTAGACCGTCTTTACCATCGATTTGGGTATAATCGGTAAGTTTGATTGAGTATTGCTTGGTAGTTTTACCATCCTTGTTGGTGTAATCTTTGAACTTTGGTGTGAGACCGTTTGCTTCACTCCAGTCAGTAATCTGCTTCTGAAGGTCTGGGTCAGTAACATCGATTGTGATGCTGCGTCCAAATCCCTTATCAGCGAGTTCACTGAAGATTACATTTGCGTGCTTGAGAATGAGTTCTTTTGACTCCATTTCTGTTCTCCTTATTATTTGTTGATAATTCTTTAGATAATTCGGTTGTATTACCTCATATCTATCTTTAGTTTATATCTTAAATTATGAACGCACAAGTCTTGAAATAAATTTTGTTTGTGGTGTGATATAATGACAGTAGAGTGTGTTGCTCATCATTACTTGCAATTGAAGTTCGACAACACCTTCCCTGATGAAGAATCAGGTTGTCAACTTGGTCTGATGGAAACAGCGATTGCTCATGATTTGCCGATGCACTCTTTTTGTGGTATTATTGTTTTATCATGAGGAAGGTTGATAGTAGTATATTTTGGAATCCAGAGAAGGTGATTTCACATAACTGCCTTCTGAATTTTATACTTGGCGAACGTGGTGTTGGTAAGAGTTTCTCCATGACAAAGTTTGTCATTGATGACTTTTTACGGCATGGTCATGAATTCGTTTATTTGAGAAGATATAAGACTGAACTTGATACCAGCGTACCGAAGTTTTTTGATGCTATTAGGAATGAGAATGTCTATGGTGAAGATTTCGAGTTGAAGGTGAAGAAGTCGAATAAGATGAGTGAGTTTATTGTGGATGGTAAAGTCGCTGGTTATGCCGTTGCTTTGTCCACTGCGAATATTTTGAAATCGACCAGTTTTGCGAAGGTTAAGAATATTGTATTTGATGAGTTCATTATTGATAAGGGTGCGTATCATTATTTGGCGAATGAGGTTGAGAAGATGCTGGATATCATTGAAACGATTGCTAGGTTGAGGGATGTGAGGGTTTTCTTTTTGGGAAACAGTTTGACTATTAGTAATCCTTATTTTAACTATTTTGATATTTTTGTGCCAAAAGATTGTGAGTACAGGACTTTTAAGGATGGTTTGATTTTGGTCAATTATATTAAGAATCAGAAGTATCGAGATGTTAAAAAGAATACAAAATTTGGTCGGTTGATTGCTGGCACTGATTACGGTAATTATGCTATTGAGAACCAGTTCTTGAGAGATAATGAAAGTTTCATTGAGAAACGGCATGAGGATGGTATAAATTGGAATGTTGTGAATTTGTATGGACGGACTTATGGCGTGTGGATTGGCAAACAGAGTAGAAAGATTTATGTTGAGAGTAACTATGATAAGAGGAACCGGAGGGTTTACTCTACGGATGAGTATAACCATGATGAAAACACTTTGCTGCTTTGTGCAAGGAAGGACTGGTTCAAGATTGTTGCGGAGAATTATAAGATTGGAAATGTTCGATTTGAGAATCAAAGATGTAAAGAAGATTGTATGAAACTTTTAAGAAAAATTCTGATATAATAAAAGTAGAGTGATGTAAGTCACTCGGACTTTCCCCCTCTACATTTCTGTTAAAATAAACATATCCACACCATAGCCGAAGAAGCAGCCTCGCAGGTTTGCTTCTTCTTTTTGTCAAGTCCCGTTTGACTTTTTTGGGATTTATGTTTTGGTATTTTAACAGGGGTGGATGGATAGTGCTTATGCGTGAAAAACGGTGTTTTTGGTGATTTTTATTTTGCC